GTTGCCGCCCAAATACAGGGCCCAGGAGTAGAAGAAGCACAGCATGCTTTCGACGGCCGCCTCAACACGCTCGTGGACGATGCTGATCGCCCCCCCACGCGTCTTTATCAGGGTTGTGGAACCGTCGGCATTGATTCGCTGAATCGTCCTGAACCCGGTTGTGTCGATTGGTGCCAGCATCGACCGCTCTTCGGCCTTGTTGATCCCTCCGAATCGGGATGGAAACAGCTCATCCCCGGACATCAGATCCTCCGCGACAACGGCACAGCCGAAAGCTCAAGCCGATCAAGTTCGAAATCTGCGCCGGCTAGATTGATCAGCTCGAATCGCAGGTGGCTGGCCCGGAGGCCGCGCCCGGTATCGATTCGCTGGCTTTGGGTAAAGGCATCGGTGCGCCGGGTTGGGTAGGTGTACTGCTCCGATTCTTTGACCGTGACCCGCAACCCCAGGTCGCCAGTTGCCCGCACACCCAGATAGGCCCCAGAGAGGGTCTTAAGCCGGGAGGTCCCGAAGTCGTGATTGCCGAAGTCCACTACCGATTCGATGGGCTCACCGGCATCCGTCTCGCCATCAAGCAGGAGAATCCCATCGCCGGCGGCCCCGTAGCACTTCCCGAGGATATTTGCGAAGCTGTTCGCCCTGAACTTCTCGTACCGGGTCGTTGCGCCAGTCTCCGGCGCAAGTGTCCAGGTCGCGACGGGGTCGCCGCCGACGGCTGCAGTACTGTCGAAGAGGGAGGTGATCATGGTTCGCATGCCGTCTCGCTCCCGGACAACCGACACCCCGTAGCCCGCGCCATCCGCGATCACGTTGGCCTCCTGCACGTTCTTTGCGAGGCCTTCCTGAGAGCCGATCACCATGCCCCTGTGCGAATACCACCAAACGTCGTTGCTGTTCGGCATGGTGCAACCGGTCCCGAGAACGGCGCCGTAGGGCAGCACCGGCAGCATCTCGGCTTGGGCAATGTCGGCCCCCTGCAGCCACCATGTGGTATCGCCGGCCGCCACGTAGACCCCGTTTTGGCAGGGCTCCATGAGCGTGATGTCGGCGTCGAACGGGATGTAGCCCTTGGTCGGGTCGAGCAGCCCGCGGTGGTAGGGCTCGGTGAAATAGAGCGTCGCCCCCCGGGCCACCAATACCCGGCCGTTGTAGCCTCGGATGATCTGCCCACCTGGTAGCGGTGCGCGCTGCCAGGAAGTCGGCGCCCTGGAGAGGGCCGGCAAGTCCCGCAGCTCGAACGTCGGCATCAGCAAGGTGACCGGCAGCGAGGCAGCCAGGTAGAACTGTGCTCCGTTCGGTTCGGTCATGAAGATGTTGAGCACTGCCGCCTCGGGCGGGGCGACGGTGCTCAGGCCGGCGAGCTGAATGGCGTCTCCGGCCTGGACATCAAGGGCGGCCGGGTAGGTGCCCGGTGATTCGGCGCCATCGGCTTCGGCCCAGGCCACCATGAAGCGGTATTGCCCAGCCGGCATTGAGCCGCCACCGGCAACTCGTACGGGGACTGGCGCAGTCGCAGGGGCGTCAAGCCAGTTGGTCCGGTCCAGGCCGGCCGCGGTGACTCGCCGCACTTGGCTTCCGTCCGTCCACACCACGTCATCATTGATGCGTGCGTAGGACAGTCGGGCGTTGGCCAGCCCGGTGAACACCGGAGTCACGGCCAGGGTAAGCAGGTCGATCCGGTGCAGGGTGTCCGCGTCGGCCACGAATGCCGCTCGTTCGTCGCTCCAAAGCGAATGTGCCCCTGGTAGCGGTGTCTTCAGACCAACACCGGCGCGCCGTTTCAAGGTCCCGGCGTTGGTGACATCTACATTCACCGCATCTGCCAGAAACGCCCCATCCTCGCCAACGAGTTGGGTGGCAGGCAGGCGGTTATTGATGCCCTTGAAGGGCCCGAGCTTGATGGGATCGGTCACACCCAGAACCCTTGTACGTGCTGGGGCACATCTTCGCGGGTGCTACGCCGCAAGTCGGCATCGGGGCGACGGCCGAAATAGTCCGTAAATGCGTCCTCGGCCACGGATGCCCGATTCCCATCGAAAATATCGGCGTCGGGGATGCTGAATACCCGGTACAACACCCACTGGACCAGGTGGAGGTGGTGGATGTCGTTTATCTCGGGTTCGTCGTCCTTGTCCTCAAGGTCGTCCAGTTGGGTACGGAAGCCCTCCAGCATCAGCATGCCGTCCTCGTTGGGCGTCGGCACAAGGCGAAGCGTGCGGTCTTTCTGCACCGCATACAGGGGCGTGCCCGCGGCGTCGCGCCAGTCGCGTACATTGGCGTCCAGCCATTCCGTCGATACCAGGGAAACGGGCCGGCGCACCGCATCGCCGGCCAGCTTGAATCCGCAATGGGTGATCTCGTACAGGGCCCGGTGGTGCTTGTAGGTTCCCTTCCCCGCGCTGACCCCGATATTGCACATGCTGGTATTGCTGCTCTCATGGATCAGCCGGGCGCGGATGCAAGCCTCCCGCTGGGCCTCATTCAGGAAGCCCCGAACCTCATCATCGCTGACGAAGAACGGGGCCACCTGATCCTTGGCCTCCAGCCGGTAGCGGGCGATCAGCTCGGCCAGGGTCATACGACACCGAACTGGTCAATCATCTGCTTGACCTGGGTTTGCAGTGCGCCAACGCTCTTCCGCTTGTCCAGGTCCTGCCGGTAGTTGATCTGGGCGAATTCCACCAGGGCCGCCTTGTCCATGCGGTCCACCTGGTCGTAGAGGGCCTGGACCTGGTTCAGGGCTTCCTCTTTCTGCGCCTTTTCACCCTGTGCCTTGTCCAGGATCTCGGCAGTGTCGTCCACCGGCGCTGCATCTTCGGCAGCCACAGGCTCGAACAGATCAGCATGCATCAGGAACTGGCGGGACAGCTCGGGCGGGACGTGGCGCACCTGGCGGCTGGCGAAGGATAGGCCGGAGTTGTACACCCGGTCGTGCCACTCATCCCGGTTGCCGATGTAGCGCACCGGCACCCAGCCATCAGGAACGCCTGCCGTGGGCGCGGCACTGGTGCCCTTGGGCAGCGTGGCCAAGGCCTGGGCCACCGCCTCGTCGGCGTCCGGGATGTCCTTGAGGGCATGGACCGTGGCGCGGAACAGGTAATCCTTGGCCTTCTGCTCGGGCGGCAACTCGGCATAGGGCACGCAGCAGGGGTGCAGCTTCTTCTCCGGGTCCTTCGCGGGCCCGTACTGCCAGCCGTCGGCCAGCTTCTGCGCCAGCCAGGATTCATGGGACTGCTCGGGCGTGGCGTCGGGGTTGGCGATGTGCATGTCCACGCCGGCCAGGGCGGAATTCTTCTGCCACTCGGGCGCATCGTCCCAGGTGGGTTGGGAGGCGTCGCCCAGGGAAGCGCAGTAGGCGGCGTTGATAGTGTGGGCGATCGCGGCGATCAGTGCGCGTTTCATGGGCGCCAGCTCCGGTATTGGGTATGAGGGGATAGGCCGACCGCAGCCGGCCTATCTTCGGATCACGCGCCGATCAGCGCGGGCCGGTCAGTTCGCCGGTCACCAGGGCCTTGATGTCACTGGCCTTGGCGTTGGCAGCGCCGGCAATGGTCAGGGTCAGGCTGGCCGCCTTGGGCAGCACCACCAGCTTGGAACCGGTGGCGCGCTTGCGGCCGGTGGCGGCCAGATCGATGCCGGCACCGAAGTAGGCGGCGTCCTGCGGCACATTGGCGTCATCCACCCCGTCGGCGTACTTGAAGCCGAGGGAGCCGGTAACGCTGGCGGTCATGCCAGTGGTGACGAACACGCTGGCGTCCTCCAGGCGCATGCCCGGGGGCAACGGGCCCAGGTCCACCACCGTGCCGATGGCCAGGGGAGTGGCGTCATCGGCATTGATCGCGCCGCCGTTGGCGGCAGTCGCCAGGGCGAAGGCCAGGGAGGTGACGTTGCCGAAGGGGGAGAAGCCGCCGAACTGGCGGGCTTGGAACTGATTCACTTTGACGGTAGCCATGTCGGCCTCCTGCAGAGTCTTGGAATAAGGGGAAGGTCAGAAGGGGCGAAGGGGGCCGGCGCAAACCGGCCCCCTACCCTCACTTGCGAGCGCCGATGATGGGCACGGCGGTATCGACCACGGTCACGCCGTAGTCGGTGATCTCCTTGCCCATGCCGGTATCCACCTCGAAGCGGATCTTGGAGACGCCGCGGATGGCGCCGATCAGCAGCTCCACCTTGTCGCCGTGGTCCAGCTCCTTCTCGGACCAGAAGAACGGGATGCCCGACTTGTCGGACGCCGCCAGCGCCTCGGCCACCGCCTGGCCGCCCAGGATGATCGAGAGGTCGATGGCGAAGTTGTTGCCGAAGGACGCCGGCACCAGGGCCGAGGACTCGGTTTCACTGGCCACGTCGGCGCAATACTTGACGGTATCGCCGGCGTAGAAGCGGATGGGCTTGGGCATCTTGATCAGCAAGAAGCCGTTCCACAGGCCGGCCTCGCCGAGGAACAGGGGATGCTGATTTGCCTGGTTGGCCCGGGCCATGGCCGAGGCCTGGAGCTGGCGGAACGCCGGATCGGCAGCGAACTTGTTGTACTGAGCCGGCGACAGCAGCCACACCCGCAGCGGGGAGTCAGTGGCGGCCTTGTCACCCTCGAAAATCACGATGGGCGGGGGCAGCGGAATCTGATCCAGCACGGTGCGCATGGAATCCACCGTGTCCATCTTGAACACGTCGGTGGACTGGATGGCGATCTCGCCGGCGTTCACCGTGACGCCGGCAACGCCGGAGCCCTGGGCAACAAAGTGCCGGTTCTTGGTCGGAGCCTTCACCCGGTTGACCATGATTTCGGCGAATTCCGGGTCAGCCTCGGTGGGCACCACCCACTCGATGTTGTTGTGGTTGCCCCGAGCGCCGGCCATGTGCACCAGCAGGGACTGATCAACATAGCGGTCCATCAGGTTCTGCGCCGCCGGGCGGCCGAGCTGGCGGAACTCCACGGGGGAGCGGATGGTGGTCATCGCATCGCCCAGGTCCAGGGGAAAACGCGCCTGATTGACGTGCAGGCGGTCCTGGGTGATCGACATGCCGGTGCCGCGGCCTTCGGCGTACTTGGAGCCCATGATGGGCTTGGCGCCAATCGGGTTCAGCAGGTGGAAGGTCACCTCGTCGCCCTTGTTCTTGCTCAAGTCCTGGCAGCGGACGATGGGCATGTGCTGGGTGGTCTGCTTGCGCAGGGTGGCCTCGGCGCCCGCAGTTCCGGCCGGCATCTTGCCGGTCAGGCGGTTGAGCACCGAGTTGCGCTGCATGTGGGTAGCGAACAGGCCAACGGCCTGTTGGACCATATTGGTCTTATCGCCATAAGCGGCGTAAGTCTTGGCGGCAGTCATTTGTCGCGTTCCTTATTTCAGGTCAGAGGGTGTTCAGGTACCGCTCGATCTGCTCCGGGGTCATATTCCCGGCCTGCATGTGTTCGAGCAGTTGCGTCGGAGTCATCGCCGCCATCTGCTCATGGAGCGTGAGCGCTGAAGGCCGGCCGCCCGGGAAGTCCGAGAGGCTGTTCGGCACCGCGCTGGTGGCGCTGTTGATGGCGGCCTTGGCCGCGGCTTTCACGTCCGCCGGGGCGGGTGTTTGTGCCGGGGCCGCTTGAGTTGCACCCGTGGCCTGTTTGAAGCGGTCGAACAACTCGATGACCTGCTGGGCGGTGCCGTTTTCGAGCACAGCCTTGCAGGCATCGGCGACAAAGGACGGCTGGTCACCAATCCACTTGGCCAGTTCCTGGCTTTCCACCAGGGAATCGGCGTCGGGGTGCTTGGCGTAGATCGCTTCGATGTGGGCCTGGTTTGCGTCCAGCGCCTGCTTGCTCTGGATCGGCTCAAGGGCCTTGCCCACATGCGCTGCAACCTGCTGAGCCACCAACGACTGGATGCCCTTGGCCAGCGCCTCCTCGGAGAAATCCCCGAAGATGGCCGGATCGAACCCCTGATCAATTGCGGCCTGGGCCGCTGCGACCTGGTTATCGACCTGGGTCGGCGCCTGACCGGCCTCGGCGCGCTGCTGGGCCTGTGCCTGCAATTCAGCAAGCTGGGCCTGTGCGGCTTCCGCTCTGGCTTTCCAGTCCTGTGCCGCCTGGCGGGCTTCCACCAACTTCTCGAAGTCGATGGTGTGCTTGCCGTCCTTGGCGAGAATCACGGCGTTTTCCGGGGTCAGCTCCGGCTCGCCGGTAGTGGCGGGCGCTTGCTGGCCAGGGGCCGCGGATTCGCTGTTCGTTGCGTTCGGTTGGGCCGTGTCGCTGTTGGCTTGTGCCCCTGCTTCGGCCGTGGCGCCGGGCTGCGCCACGCTTTCCGGCGACGGTGCGCCGGTATCGCCCTGCATGCCCATCTCAAGGAGTTGGGCCGCCAGTTCCGGGGTCATTACGCCTTCATGCGACTGGATGAACTCGTTTTGTTGGTTGGTGATCGTCATGCCTGTTGTCCCGCCACATATCGCCGTGGCCGCAGGGGTCATCAGCAAGCGGATTGCTCCGCGCGTCGCCTGGCGCCGTCGCGCTTGGCTTGCGTTGCAGTGTGGGATTCGAGGGCACAAAAAAAGAAACCCTACAGGGGGTGCCTGTAGGGTCTTGGGGGGTGGTGCTGGTGCTTCCGCCGGTTATCCGCTCGTGGGGTTCCGTTGCCTATCGAGCCATTCCCGGGCGCTCTTGCGCTGGGCGTCGGTCAGGCCTTCGCGTTCGGCAAGCGCTGCGATGGCGCGCCGGTAGTCCTCTTCGGACAGGGTTCGCGGAAATCCCAGGGGCTTGCAGGCCTCGCGGGGGTCGATGTCGGTCATTGGGGTGCCTCGGTCGGAAGGTTGTCGCTGGTGCGCGCCGTTTCGATCCCTGCATTGCCCGTGGCCGGCACCGGCGGATAGGCCGGGTGCGTGTTCTCGCGAACCTGGTCGCCCTCCCCTGCTTCCTCTGCGGCTTCCGGTCCTTGACCCTGGAGATACGGGCTCTTGATGTTCATGGCGGCGGTCTGGGAGGCTACCGGGAAATTCGGGTCCTGCCCACCGGCCGGGCGCTGGTAGCCGGCACCCTGCATCACCGCATCGGCCACCGGTGCAATCATGGGCATCTGTGCGATCTGGGCGCCGGCCTGCATGGCGCTGTAGGCCGCCTGTACGCCGATCTGCACGGCCTTGGCGTCCAGCCCCCTGATTTCGCTGTCCGCCTTGCGCTCCTTCAGCTCCAACTCGCGCTGCTTGATGTCGTTGCCGGCCTTGGCCAGGGCGTCGGACACCGCCTTGTCGATCTGCTGCTGGATCTGCTCGGGGGTCTGCTGCTGATCCACCGCACGGATGGCCTCCACCACGTCGCGCTTGAACGGCACGTCCATGAGGGACACCAGGAAGGGCAGGATTGCCGCCTGGTACTGCGCCGGCATGGACTTGACGGCCTCACTCATGGCATTGAGCTGCTGGCCGCGGTAGCTGTTGGTGCTGGGCACGTCGTCCAGGGCGACCTTGAGCCGCGTGCGCTGTAGGTCGTTGGACAGGTAGGCGATGCCGGTGTCCGGGTCAGTCTCGGGGGCGTTGATCACCACGGTCCGGTCGGCTCGCACCGCATCGCCCTCGATCACGATTTCGTGCCGGTCGGAGCCAATGTCGGCGACGATCATCGCCAGCAGCAGCTCGCCCACCTGGGTCCGGCCGGCGCGGAAGTTATCCATGATCACCGCCAGGCTCTGGTTGCTCTGCTCCACTTGAGTCTGTTCCTGAACACCCGACGTGGCATTGCCCTTGCGGCCCATGAACCCCGAGGTGATGTTCGACACCCGCTCGATGGTGGCCCGATTGTCATTCAGCATTTGGTAGTGCTGGTCGGTCAGGGTGTAGTCGCGCTTCACCTCAAAGCGGGCGCCGGGGCGCGCCATGGCTTCGGCGTTGAGCACGATGTCCGCATCGGGACGGGCCACCTGCCGGCGCAGTTGAGCATCGGTCATGTCCACCGCGCCCTTCGTTCGCTCCACCCGCGACACGCTCATGCCCCAGCGCAGCTTGCTGTTGCCGCTATTCAGGCTGTCCTGGGCGTACTTCATGCCCCGCACGTAGCCGTAGGGCACGCCGGTGTTGTCCTCGCGGAAGCCGAAGAAGGGCACATAGGGGAAATGGCGATGGCTGTACGGCGTCGGGCCGTCGTAGAGCTGGGTCGGTCCGAGCCAATAGGACCGGCGCACCCTGGTAACCGTGGCATGCTCGATCTTCGCCTTTCCGCTGACCACGGCCACGTTGTGGGCCATGTTGTTTTCGTCGAACTCCACCACCCGTCCGTCCGGGGTCCTGATCACCGGAACGCGCACCCAGCGCCGG